GATAGATGGGGTAATCCCTCGGGTAAGATTATAGTAAGTAATGCAGGTGGAACAGTCACACTTGAAGAAGCCTATCAAGCAACAATGGTTTCTACATATGACTCATCACCAACTAAACCAGTAGTGGTTAATGGGATTACACCCAGTTTAATTGACAACTTATTCATTGTCAGTCCACCCGACGAGGTGAATGAACAAGTTGCAGAAGAACAAAGAAGTAACGAGAATGATAGTAACAATGTTCTTGATGTAGATTTCTTAGAGTTCAATGACCTAGAAGAAAATTACTTTGAGGATGATGAATTAGAATACACGGAACTCGACAGAGATTTATTAGATGTCGATTTCCTACAGGATTTACTAGATGTTGTCTTGGATATTGACCGTAAGGTTGGTATTGATAGAGAAGTATCTAATGCCTTCGGAGTGGTTCGTATTGACGGAACTCTGCCAGGCTTTGATAAAGACACTCAATACAATACAATTGTAGACAAGGGTCTTGGTCAGATATGGTTCTACAGGGAAGTGAATGGAATTATTTCTATTAGACTCCCTATATATGCTCAAGCAAATATTAGAACTGTAACAGACGAAAAGGAGTCACTAATAAGGGTGGGTGATGGTTCGTCTCTAAATATCACCATCACACAAACAAACTAGGAGAATATATGAATATCATAGAAAAGTTCCGCTCATGGCATGAAAAACAAATCTTTGGATTTCAAGAAGCAATGAGACTAGATGACTACCACATGATGTGGTTGGCATTCGGTGAGGGAGTTGTCTTATGTTTATTATTTCAATGGTTATTCTAAAAAGAATATGAAAAGAATTTTATTATTAATTTTATTGACACCTGTAGCATGGGCTGGGGACAACCACGTCCATGTCGAACAGGTTGCAAGTGGTGATGGGACAGACCTTAACATATCCCAAGTTGGTTTTGATAACACAATCAACTTCACATTTGCACACGCAAACAATACCTTCAACTTATCACAACAAGGAAGTGGTAATTCTATTTCTTGGGTATCCTATTGGGGCTCTGGAAAAAGTTGGGGTGGTGATGTAGATGGAACAAACAATACAGAATCAGTTCAACAACTAGGTGGTGCAACATATGGTAGACACATATGGGGTAATAGTAATACAGTAAATGTATATCAGAGTGGTACACATACACACAACCTAGACATTCATGCAGATAGTGTAGACCATGATTTACATCAATCGGGTAGTGGAAGTCACTACAACCATACATATTTTTATGGTAATACAGATGGTTCTGATACTAACATATCTCAAACAGGGAGTGCAAATCATAACTCTCAAATCAGATTACAAGGTTCATATAAAACAGACTTGAATCTAACTCAGACTGGTTCTACAGCAAAGTCATACAATCTTACACAAAATTGTGTAACTGCTGGTGGATGTACAATAAGTATTACACAGAGTGACTAAATGAAACAGTGGTTATTTAACAAGATGGTTCCATATGCCATCCAATTCAGAGAGTGGTCAAAGGGGAAAACATGGATACAAATCCCATTGTGGATTTTTATATTATGGATGTTAGGATTTGCTAATCCTTACTGGTGTGTTTATCCCGTCTGCTGGATTCAGTAGTGTACAGCTGGAAGACAGTATTAGTAACAATAGGTTTACTATTTACACTTAAGATTTGGAACCCATACTTCATAGAGAATATCTCTTGGACATGGTTTGATTACTTACATCAACAACAAGGAGAATTTTATGTGGATGACATCGTTCTTGTCGACATCGACGAGAAGTCTCTTGAAACTTTTGGACAATATCCTATACGTCGTGGTATTTACCGTGACCTTCTTCTTGATACCCATTATAGCAATACTCATATTTTTGGTATGCTATTTTCTAAACCCGACAGAGACCCAACTCAAGACCCGATATTTGCAGAGGGATTAGTCAACCGTCTCACAATCCTTGGAGCTGCTCCAACATCACAAATTCAAAAAGGTTCTGCACCATTTGTAGGTAATTCAACATTTGGTGGTGGTAATCCAAAAGATTTTCTTTGGAACTTCGATGGAATCGTCTCACCCATCTCAATACTGATGGAAAATACTTATGGGGTTGGAGTTGTGACGGCTACTCCAGCTGTCACTGGAACACCAAATTTTGATGGTACTACGCGGTCTGTACCCCTATTGGTTACGGCAAACGATGAAGTATACCCATCACTAATGTTAGAAGCTTTAAGAGCCCTTAAAGGTGAACCTAGTTATCAGACAAAGATTACACCCGAAACTGGTGTAGAGTGGGTACGGATGGGAAGAGACAAACCGATAACCACCACTCCAACCAGTGATGTAATGGTATCCTACTGGAATAAATTCCATAGAATTTCTGCTGTAGATTTACCCGAATCTAATTTCGAAAATAAGATTCTCGTGTGGGGTCTGACTGCAGAGGGTTTGAATAATCCAGTTTCAACCCCAATGGGAGTAATGTATCCCCATGAAGTGCAAGCGAACCTGCTCCAAACCGTTTTGACAGGAGTTCAAATACAACAATCCTACTATCTTGAATCCTTAGAGTCTGTTCTTCTTCTGATAGTCCTACTAATGATATTGGGTTTGGTCTACAAAGCTCCCACACTTCTTTCGGGGGTAGGGAGTCTATTGCTTGTAGTATGCCAGATTGGCGGGAGTTATTATATTTGGACTTCAGAGCTCGTTCTTTTCGATACCTTCTTTTCATCGTTGGCCTCCTTAGTTGTTTTTGGACATGCATCATTTAACAAATACTATGTAACTTTCCAAGAAAAGCAACAAATCAAGAAGCAGTTCCAAAAGTATTTATCACCCGACATGATTGAAGAGCTTCAAAAACATCCCGAAAAATTGAAACTTGGTGGAGATAGAAGGGAGATGACCTTCATGTTTATGGACATATGTGGGTTCACCCCCATAAGCGAAGCGTTCATGAAGAATGATGACCCCGAAGGATTAGTTGAATTAATTAATAAATTCCTAGACTTACAGACAAAAATTATTCTAAATAATGGTGGAACTATAGATAAATACATGGGCGACTGTATTATGAGTTTTTGGAATGCTCCCATGGATTGTCCCGACCATGCCGAGATGGCAGTGAAGTCTGCAGAAGAAATATTAATTGCAACCAAGGAACTCAATGAAGAACTTAAACCACTTAATCTCCCGCCTATCAATGTCGGCATTGGTATTAATACTGGGGAGTGCATCGTTGGAAACATGGGGTCAGAACTTAGATTTGACTATTCCGTCATTGGAGACGCAGTTAACCTCGGAGCTAGACTCGAAAGCCAAACACGAAATTATGATGGGGTGGACGTGTTGTTGGGCGAAGCAACATATAGACAGTGTCCATCTAGAGCATTCTCAGAAGTTGATAGAATTACAGTTAAAGGAAAATCAGTTCCAGTCACAGTTTACACCATCTGAACCAATCTCAACTAAGCAGTGGGCTACATTTCTCACATTACAACTTGCAGATATCTATACAACTTATCGTGGACTTAAATACAATTGTGTTTATGAAATGAATCCGATTATTGGTGAACAACCATCAGTACCACAAATGTTTCTTGTTAAAACAATCGTTCTCTTGCCTGCAATCGAATCTGATATAAAACGAGAGTCTCTAACTCCACAAACTATGGATAATATAAATCTTTTAATGGCATTAGTTGTAGGTAATAACTATAATGTCTGGCATGGTGCAGAAAGAAATTGTTCAAAAAGGTCTTGAAATTTTAGAAAAAGTCCTTATAATAGTAGTATGGTGTTATAAATACCATTGTAAGAGAACTTAAAAAGAGCTCGGATTTGGAACTTGGATTGGGCAACGCCGACATCAAGTGACCCCATTTCTTCAAAAGAGCTCGGTTCTCGAACATTAATGCAATGCTCATTAGAGGTTGCACATTATAAACTTGCTTAATAAAGGAGAAAGCTATGACTATATACGATGACGTATTCGGGAAATCATTCCCATTCGCAATAGGGTTCGACAGAACCGTTCAACTATTAAACCGTGCAGAACACTTGCACGATTCAACAAACTACCCACCTTACAATATTGTGAAACACAGTGATGAAGATTTCAGCGTGGAGTTAGGGGTTGCTGGATTTGACAAGAAGGAAATCTCTCTTACTAAAGAGAAGAACCAACTTATCATTGAAGGTAAGAAAGAAGAAAAAGATGAAAGAGAATTTGTACACAAATCTCTTGCAACTCGTTCTTTCAAAAGGTCATTCACACTTGCAGATGATATTGTAATTGATTCAGCACATATTGAGAATGGTATTTTATCTATTCAATTAGTGAGAGAAATTCCCGAGGAAGATAAACCTCTAGAAATTAAAATCTCATAAAGCCTATATACAGATGCACCCATTTGTACTATAATGGGTGTATCTACTATTATGGAGATTAGATATGACAGATGAAAGAATAATGGGATTAGAAATTATCGAAGGGGAAACTAGAGTACCCGAAGTAATCCTACCACAGAGAGTCGGTGGTGAATTCGTAACACTAGACACACAACAACAGTTTGCTGGTAAAAGAGTAATTGTATTTGGTTTGCCTGGCGCATTCACACCAACATGTTCAACTCAACAACTGCCTGGCTTTGATGAGAACTTTGAGAAGTTCCAAGAAAAAGGTATTGATGAGATTTACTGTGTATCAGTTAACGATACATTCGTAATGAACTCATGGTTCGAATCATTAGGTATCAAAAACGTTTACCCTCTTCCCGATGGTAACGGTGAGTTCACTCACTTGATTGGTGCAGAATGTTCTAAATCAAATCTTGGTTTTGGATATAGGTCTTGGAGATATGCAATAGTTGTTAATGATGGTGTAATTGAAAAAGCATTTATCGAAGATGGTTATCAAGACAATGCAGAGTCCGACCCCTACGAATTCTCAAGCCCAGAAAATCTATTAGAAAATCTTTAGAAACCGCCTTGACAGCATTGTGCTAAATACTGTATAATGGAGTCATGATGAGTAATAAATATTTTCAATACAACCTAGAAGACCTTCATCGTAACAGTGAAAGTAAACAGTTTAATTACATTACTTTCTTTGCTGGTGGTGGGGGTTCTTCATGTGGTTACAAACTCGCAGGTGGTGACGTTCGATACATGAACGAGTTCCAACAGATTCATGTTGACACCTACCTAGAAAATTTCCCCAATACAGTTCATGAATGTAGAGACATTAAAGAAGTCACTGCAGAAGGAATCATGGAGCTGACTGGACTTAAAAAATATGAATTAGATATCATGGATGGGTCACCACCTTGTCCACCATTTTCTATGGCAGGTTCCAAGAAAGAAGGATGGAATCAAGAGAAGATGGCATATGGTATGAAGCAACAGAACATCGAAGACCTAACATGGGAAATGATTAGGATTGCTGAAGGGTTAATGCCTAAAGTTATAGTATGTGAGAACGTGAAAGGTCTCTCGATGGACTATGCAAGAGACCATCTAAACAAGATGGTAAATGATTTCGAAGCACTAGGATACTCAGTGACTTGGAAAATCATGAAGGGACATCAGCATGGTGTACCTCAGAAGAGAGAAAGAGTATTCATGGTTGGTGTACGTGATGATGTACTAGAAGGTATTGGAATGCCTTGGATGTGTATGTCTTCAGTCTTCCCCGACCCAGTTAAAGAATTTGCATCCATTGAAGATGCAATTCAAGATTTAGAAACCGATGAAGAGAATATGAAGGATGCAGCTTATCTAGAAACTGCAATGGACGATTCATCAAAAGGACATTGGGTAAATGGTTTTGAACAACATCCCGATGAGAAGTTCAAGGATTGTGGCCCATGTGGTGGAGTTACACCTATACTACATGAGAGAGACAATCAAGCATATGTTTCTATTGGAGACCACATTGTTAAACCTTGGTTCCAAGAACAGATTAGAAACGGACACATACAACCCGAAGACGAGAAACATTCTTACTACATGTCAAGAATAGTTCCTAAACATTTACCAGCCCATTCATTAACTGAACAGGGATGTCAACCCAAGTTTATGGGTGGTAATCATTTCCATCACAGTGGTAGAAGAATTTACACACCAAAAGAAATGGTGAGATTAATGACTCTACCAAATGATTATAAAATGACTGGTGACTACAATGATAAAGGTGCAAGAATAGGATTGATGGTTGCACCATTATGTATGTATTACCTAGTCGAAAACATTAAAGGACAAATATTAGAACCATGGAATTCACTGCAACAAAAGACTTAGGATTTAAAGAAACATTTAAGAAATGGAACGGTAAGTATCTTACTGAAGATTCTTATGACACTGTTATCTCATCCATTGGTGTAGAAGATGATACTATTAAAATATACAAACCTCATGGTACACTCATGGGTGAAACTTTACTTGCATGTATAGTAAAGAAAGCATACAAAGGTAAAACTTATAGAACAGTTAAAGACACTTTGTTCTCTATAGATGATACATCTACAATGAGAGCAAATGCAGCCGGGCCTATCGACCACGAAGAAATGAAAGCAAAAGGATTAATCGAAGGTAAAGACTATGTCCTAAGAACTCCAAACAGTTATTATCCATTAAAGAAGAACGGTGAGTTCAATCGTATTGCAGAAGCAAATGAGATTCATTCAGTTCTAATCGGGTATAAACGTGGCAGATTCACAGGAATGATTAAGGCAAGTGGTTGGATGGATAAGAAAGCAAACAAAGAAAAGTTTGAAACCCTTCAACAGATTGCACAAGTAAATGAACAAGCATTAAAGACTGCAGTTCCCGAGATATGGAATATGCAAAGAACATTTGCAGATGAATGTATAGAAGAGAAATACCATATCGGTGGAGCTCCTATGACAGCGTTATCTGCAAACAAATATTCAACTGGTGGGACTGCAAAGATGTCTGCACATTTGGATGGTAAAGATTTAGAGTTCGGAATGACAACTATGTGTGTCTTCCGTATTGGAGAATTTGGGGGTGCATACTTATGTTTCCCTAGATATGGTATTGCTATTGAAGCAGATGATGGAGACGTACTGATTGCAGATTCAAATGAATTGCACGGTGTATCACCTATCACTGGTGAAGGAGTAAGGTTATCATGTGTTGCATATTGTGATGAACATGTTGCAACTAAAGGGAGAGCTGGAAAGACTGAGAATCCTATCGGCCCACATGCTGGAAAGTATGAGGAGAAAGGTTCACTCGACAGCTTTTTCTAGACCTAAATAATAATGTATCAACTGGAACGTTTCCTTTTGGACATCAAACGTCAAATCATATCCCCGTGGGATAAGGAGTAAAAATGACAACACAACAACACCTGTTCGCAGGTTTAAAAAAGAGCTACGATATAGAACTCACCCGAGAACTATGTCCACCCAAAGAAACTTATCAAACTTGTAAATTCAAGAAAAGACTTGTAGTACACAAGGATAAGATTCACATCATTGACCCTATTACAGGGGAACCATTGCAACCGAGAGAAGAAATCAATCTCACTCAAAATGTTATTGAGATTAAAACTTCATTCAAGTACAGAGGTTGGTTACATTCAGAAGAACCATTATTTGTACAAGTCGCTGCTGATGGAAACTTCATTCTAAGAAGTGGATTCAACAGATACAAAGCTGCAACGGAAAGTGGTTGGGAATATCTATTAGTAGATGTGTATGAAGATGCACCAGTCCAAAAGGACAACATTGCATTTAAGTATGTTTGTAACAATACTAACCTACCATCTAAACCTAATAAAGATATTGACTTCATTAGAGGTGTAGTAGAAGCGATTGATGCAAATGCAATCAATCAAGAAGTCGAAGAAGAGATAATCTCATTCTTAAAACAAATCACATCAACAGATGATGGTATGCGTTTAAAGACAGATGAAGAGATTGTCAATTATGTCGATGTAACAGAAGTAAATGACGATGGTTCAGAGAGTACTATTCAAGAACTATCAACTTCATGTTTACTATATAAGGTCTACAGACAGAGAGGAAAGAACAGAAACATTCTACCGTTAGATGGTAAGGGTGCAAACCAAATTCTAAACTCTCTTGGAAAGGGATGGGCTGGAGCAAGAAACAAAGATGTAACTGAGTTAGGTTATTGTTTTGAGAAGAAGACTACATGTCACAGGATACTGTGGGATGGTATGAAGCTTTATAACAAGTATCAAACACCTATCATGTTATATGGTTATGTTGAGAATCCCTCATCAATGACTTTAAAGTCTGATAGAATAGAAACACTTGCAAGATACGAGTGGTTCATAGAAGAATGTGTAAGAAGATTTACGGATTCTCTTGACTATCACAAGATGGGACTTAACTTCATGGAACTTGAATGGAAGTTCAGAGAAATCTTTCAGTGGGGTGGATTTATACCTCAAGATAAAACACCACATTGTGATGAAAGTGGAAGGATAGTAGAACTATGATTATAATGGTTGGTGGAGTTCCATGTTCGGGAAAGTCAACTCTCATGAGAAGACTTATCTCTAGGTTAGATGAACCCAATCTAATTGAACCGATGAAACTATTTAAGTGCCAAGAACATGGTGACATATTAGTAGTCGGTCAATATCCCGAGGGAGAGACATTCGGTGGAACTGATAAGCTCTCTCACGGTTCTATCCCACAGTTTAGAGAGTTCATTGAAGCAATGAACATTGCATACAAACATGTTCTTATAGAAGGTGACAGATACTTTAGAGGAGTAGACATAGAATGGTTAATGGATAATCATGAAGCAAGAGTCTATGTACTTACTGTAGGACTAGAAGAAGAACATAATCGTCATGCAGAAAGAGGAGACACACAATCAGAAGTGTGGTTAAAGGGAAGAAGAAGTCAGATAAATAATATATTAACAAACATGAACTTGTTAGGACAACTACAGATTCGTGATAATGATTCAATAGAATCATCTATGAAAATAGAGGAAGAAATTTATGCCAGAATTATTTGATAAAAAGGTCTACATGGTAGTAGAAAATCCATCCGAAGAAGATGCAGCTATTGAATTGACTGGTGGAGAATGGGATGGATTAGTATACCAATATGGTAAGTTACAATTCGAAGAAGGTAAACCAAATATTAACTTCCAAAGAACTATAAGAAGGTTTCCACACGGCCAAGAAAAGACAGATATTGGACTTGAGGAACTCCTAAATAATAGTGAATTAAATGACCTCATGGGTGAAATCCTCATGGAATTGGTCGATGAACAAATGAAACGAGAACAAGATGCCAAATAATGCAAGACAAGTAAAAATACAACTAGATAACGGAGAAATGATTTATCCCGAAATAACTTATACGGATGAGTCTGACTTTGATGCTAAAGTTGCACAATACATTGCCGACAACGGTGGAACATACTTAGGAGAGTATCAAGAATTATGAACAGGGAAATATTGAAGGAACAAATTAAAAGACACGAAGGTGAAGTATTAGAAGTCTATGCAGACTCATTAGGATACTTAACTTTTGGAGTGGGACATCTAATCAAAGAAGGTGACCCCGAACATGGTCAACCAGTTGGAACACCAGTATCACAACAAAGAGTTGATGATGTATATGATTATGATTTTGATAAACACGTTGCAGAAGCAATTCATGTTTTTGGAAGCGATGAAGCATTTTATAATCTACCCGAAGATATACAACATGTATTAGTCAACATGACTTTTAACTTAGGTGCAACAAGACTAGGATACTTTAAAGGTATGATAGGTGCAGCTAGAGCTCATGATTGGAAAAAAATGGCATATGAAATGGAAGATTCCAAATGGTTTGGACAGGTCGGAAGACGTTCGAAAGAACTACAGGAGCTTGTATTAAATGTCTAATCTTATCAAGTGTCTCCGTTTAGAAAACGGAGACGTTGTTATTGGTAAAGTGAAAGAGTCGTTTTTTAAATATACTGTAGAAGAAGCACATGCTTGTATCGTATCAGTAGAAGGGGAACAAATGGAAGTGGGTCTAGCTCCATGGATTCCTTATGCAAAGGATTTTACCTTTGACATATCAAAAGTCAGAGTAGTGGCATGTTTTGAACCTAGACCAAACCTTGCAACAAACTACAAGGTATTAACTGGAAATAAATAATGGTAGATTTTACATCAAAAGTGCTTAACGCACAAATCAAACAGGCTGATGCAATGATTGAGAAACACAAAATCAATGTAGAAGTCCTCACAAAAAATGCAGTAGGTGTTGCAGAACATCCCGACACAATGGAAACAGTAGAGAAAGAATTAGAAAGAATTTCATACTGGACAGATATCAAGTCGGCTGCTCTAAATAATTTCGATTTCGAGAACAAAAGAACATTGACAGAATAGACCCACTGTAGTATAATTACTGTATGGATTTCTACACAAATGTCTGTCGAACACGCGACAAAATACTCGTAAAAGGTTATCAAGGTAAGAAACAGGTTCAAATGTCTGTGGACTACCGTCCAAACCATTACGTCCCAACAAAAAAACCTTCTGCATTCAAGTCATTGGATGGGAAGAACCTTGAGGCTGTAAATCTCAGTTCGATGGGTGGTGCAAGAAAGTTCCGTGAAAAATTTGCTGGAACAGCAGGAATGGAAATCCATGGATACGATAGATACATCTATACATATATTGCAGACAAGTTTCAAGGTGATATTAAGTATGACCCAAAGGTTATCAAGATTGCAACA